CGATCGACGCATGACCAAGGTCACCACAGCCACACCCAAAGGCGAAAGCCCCGTGTGGGCTAATTTCCTTGAGAACGTCACGGGGGGCGACAAAGAGTTGCAGCTGTACTTGCAACGCGTGGTGGGTTATTGCCTTACGGGGGACATCAGCACCCACGCCTTGTTCTTCCTGTACGGCACAGGTGCAAACGGCAAGTCCGTGTTCGTCAACGTTATCTCAACCATCTTGGGTGACTACGCGGCTAACGCTCCCATGGACACGTTCATGGAAACACGCTCTGACCGTCACCCAACAGACCTCGCTGGCTTACGTGGCGCACGCTTCGTCTCGGCCACAGAAACCGAGCAGGGCAGGCGTTGGAACGAATCCAAGATCAAAGCCATCACAGGTGGTGACTTGGTGACGGCTCGACTGATGCACCAAGACTTCTTCACCTACCCACCTCAGTTCAAGCTCTTGATTGCGGGTAATCACAAGCCCGCCATTCGCAACATCGATGAGGCGATGCGTCGTCGCATGCATTTGATCCCTTTCACGATCACGGTGCCGCCCGAGAAACGTGACCCCTTGCTAACGGAGAAGTTGCTCTCTGAGCGCGACGGCATCTTGGCTTGGGCACTACAGGGTTGTTTGCTCTGGCAGCAGATCGGGCTCAAGCAACCTCTCTCGGTGACCAGTGCCACGGATGAGTATTTCGAGGGCGAAGACGCTATGGGGCGTTGGATGGATGAGCGCTGCAAGCTTGGAGCCAATGACAAAGCGCTGACGGTGACTCTCTTCAACGATTGGAAGCAATGGGCCGAGATGAGCGGTGAGTTCGTGGGTACACAACGCCGTTTTTCTGATGCGCTCATCACGAGACGTTTCGACAAGTGGCGCAACTCCATGGGTGTTCGTGGCTTTGCGGGTATCGACATCAAACAGCCCACCAATTTCCCGAATCGCAGCTACCCCTACAACGATAACTAGGAGATAAAAATGAAACTAAGGAATTCAAAAACAGGTACTTTGACACTTACGACACTACTTAACAGTAGTTCTCTACGCGTACGTACATACGCGCATAAAGAGAAGGAATGTTTTAAAACGTCAAATGCGTCATTCGACGCATTTGCTTGCCCCTCGGCACATGGATATTTCACGATTGGAGGTGTTCAATGAACATTCCCCAACCGCACTATCCATCGCCCCTTGGGCGCATGCAAGCCAATCCCATGGATGTTGAAGCCACCAAGCGCCAAGGATGGCGAGAGCAACACATCTTGGTCATCTCTGAGCAAGACACACGTCTGAACTTCTTGGAGCGTCAACTCATTCGCAACATTGGCGAGCGGCTCTACGGCCAATCACACCATGCCTCACCAAACTCACCCAAGAGAGGCCAGCATGGATGAGGTGTGGACGATTGATGTTGTGGCTGAGCGTTTCACAGAAGCTGCACGCACTGCGAGGCGACTGCCTCGAGTGACTGTGCAAGGCTACGTGAGCACTTGGCCTGTGGTCGCGCAAAGTGAACTCGAGGCATATCCCGATCGCGAGAAGCTTTATCGATTGCCACCACCTAGTCCCAAGGATGTGGACCTGATGCTTGAGGTCATGCAGTGGGTGCAAGTGTTGGAGTTGGATGAGCGGCACTTGGTGTGGATGCGCGCCAAGCGATACGACTGGCGAGAGATCGGTAAGCGCTTTGGCTGCGACCGCACCACAGCGTGGAGACGTTGGAAGAGGGACATGCAAGTCGTGACCGACAAACTCAACGCCAAAGCAAAACCATCTGCGAACCGTTTGTGAGGGTTCTAGCGTGATTTGAAGTGAGTAAGCGGCGCAGTTGAAGGGTGAGAGGAAATGCGCGGCTTTTGAGCCCAAATCACGCTGCAACATTTCAGCGTTTTGAAGCTACATTTCTGTCTATGGTCGCGGCAGTTGTGAGTCAAGTGAACCCACACAGTGAGCGTAAGTGGCTAATTGAGAAAGAGTAAGTGACTCGTAGCGCGTGACCTCACGAATCCATGCGCCATCTCAGGCACAAAACGCTCAACCACTGGCGTCAATCAAGCCAAGTTACCCCCAACTTCCTGAATTCACGGGTCCTTCCTGGCGATAAACCTATGCGGGGGGCAAAGGCGCGAGATTTCGCTACCGACAGCCCTAAATTCGGGGTACGCAGTACGCACCGGGTACGCACCCAGTGCCCATCTCAAATGATTTGAATGTCACCTAGCTTGACGTAGTGGTCGAGCTTATCGAGTGGCATGAACACAGTGTGCTCAGCATCTTTTTGTACTTCGAGAAGGCCGTCCTTGGCGGGGCCTGTGACCTCGTAAGTCCCTGCGACTAGTGGTGCAAAACCTGCATCGCTTCCGTCTTTGTATTTCTGACGGGCTAAGACCCCGTTTATGACTTTGATTCGCACTGCAGCTTTTCGTTGTTGTTTGCGAAATTTTACCCAAGGCCTCTATGACACCCGAGATTCGAATGATCGCGGTCGATACGCTCATCCCGTACGCCCGCAATGCCCGCACGCACAACGATGCGCAGGTCGCGCAAATCGCAGCATCCATAGCCGAGTTCGGCTGGACCAACCCCATCCTCACAGACGGTGAGCGGGGCGTCATTGCAGGTCATGGTCGATTGATGGCTGCCAGAAAGTTAGGGTTGAACGAAGTGCCAGTCATCGAGCTGGCTCACCTGACCCCTGAGCAAAAGAAGGCGTACATCCTGGCCGACAACCGCATTGCGGAAAACGCAGGCTGGGACCAAGAGCTCTTGAAGCTCGAGCTGGCTGAGTTGCAAGCAGCCGACTACGACCTCTCGCTCATGGGGTTCACGGATGACGAGATTGACGACTTGCTCAATCCGCAAGATGAAGGCGGTGGTTTAACCGAGGATGATGCAATCCCAGAACCACCAGTAGATCCTGTTTCCAGACCTGGGGACTTGTGGATTCTCGGCAACCACCGCCTTCTTTGTGGAGACTCCACGGTGCTCTCAGATGTTGAGCGCCTCATGGATGGCCAACTCGCAGACATGGCCTTCACAGACCCGCCCTACAACGTGGACTACGGCAACAGCGCCAAAGACAAGATGCGCGGCAAAGACCGTCGCATCCTGAACGATGCACTGGGTGATGGGTTCTACAAGTTCTTGTACGACGCATGTCTGAACTTGCTCATCATGACCAAGGGTGCATGCTACGTGTGCATGAGCTCTTCAGAGCTTCACACCTTGCAAAAAGCTTGGCTCGATGCGGGTGGCAAGTGGTCGACCTTTGTGATTTGGGCGAAGAACTCGTTCACGTTAGGACGTGCTGACTATCAACGCCAGTACGAGCCCATCCTGTACGGTTGGAAGCAAGGCTCCGATCACTTCTGGTGTGGTGACCGCGATCAGGCTGACGTCTGGTTTTACAACAAGCCCCGCGTCAACGACCTGCATCCCACGATGAAGCCCGTGGAGCTGGTTGAGCGCGCAGTGAAGAACTCATCCAAGAGCCGGGACATCGTGCTCGACTTGTTCGGTGGCTCTGGTACCACAGCAATTGCTTGTGAAAAAACCAACCGACACGCCCGACTCATGGAGTTGGATCCAAAGTTCGTGGATGTGATCGTCAAGCGTTGGGAGGACTTCACGGGCAAGAAGGCCGTCCTTCATCGTGCTGATGTGGCAGAGCTTGATACGCCTCAAGTTCTTGACGAAAACCCTTGAGCGAATTGACACATAGTCGTGTCAGAATCTCGACCGTTCATCAAAAGGAGAAAGAATTGAACAAGACTGAATTGATCGAGGCGTTGGCCCACGAAACTGAAATGTCAAAGGCTGCTGCTGGTCGTGCAATCGATGCATTGCTTGAAATCATCACCAAGTCTGTTGCTAAGAAGCAAGATGTCCAGTTGATTGGCTTTGGTACTTTCAAAGCCAGCAAGCGCGCTGCACGTACAGGTCGCAACCCACGTACTGGCGAGACATTGAAGATCGCTGCTGCCAATGTGCCGAAGTTCACACCTGGTGCAGCTTTCAAAGCAGCATTGAACAAGAAGAAGTAATCACTTCTCTTGTGCATCGCACAAGGCGGCAAAGGTTCAAACCTTGCCGCCTTTTCTTTTTACAGCGCAAGAGGCTGCTGTTCCCAAAGAGCGGTGCCATCTGTTTTGAGCCACAGACGCTCAACGAAATAATCACGGGACATCATTTCAATGACGACTTCACCAGCTGAGCGAATGCTTGTTCTCCCCGTGGGCAGATAGCGTCGCTCCATGTGAGTGATGGCCATGATGGTGTTGCGGTGCCATTCCAAAGTGACCACGCATTGCCCACGTGGCCGATTGTTGGCATCTGTGCGATGCGCCCGAACGGTCTCCATCGTCAAGCCAGTTGGTCGGCAATCAATTCACCGAACTGGCTTCTGATGATGTCGTAGATCATCCAAGACTTGCGCATCTCGTGGACCTTGGCGTTGTGGATTTTTCCCAAGCATTGCGTTGTCCATGCGGTAAAAACCTCCTGCTTGGTTTTCTTGCGTAGGCTGACTAAAACTTGGGTGGCTTTTTCAGCTTGACTCATGCTGACTCTCCTTGGGGGAAGCTTTCTGTTCTTGCCATTTCGGCTTGGGCGTTGGCAATCAGGTCTAAGCGCAAGTTTGGTGTGATGTTGCAAACCAAGTGGTTCAAGGCCCAATTCAAAGTTGCTGCCTTGTCTTTTGGGGTTGGGGCTTCTTTGAATTTTTCGATGTAATGATCCAACTCATGCATGCTTGCCTCGAGTGTTGTTTGCGCATGCAGCAAGGCTTTTAGTGCAGCCTCTTCGGCGTATTGCGCTTTGATTTCGTGCACGGTTTTCATGTTGTTTCTCCATTTGCGTTGCGATGACTCTATGAACGCTCTACTTCGGAAAGAAGTAAAGCTATTCATCAAATTAATCGCTTGTGTTGCTTATTACTGACTGATCAGCCCAGACGCGCGAGGTAGCGAACGCTGTCTCCTCCGGATGGATCAATGAACAAGTAGGGTCGACCGGGTGCACGCACCATCACGCACAACTTGCCATCCCAGTAATCGCCCCCCTTGCCTTTGAGCCAGTCACGAGACTTGCCAAGGTTCAATTTGAAGCCATCAAATTCCTCGGGGTCCATGTCTCGGATCTCGGTCACGTAGACCGCCTCGACGCCGTAAGCGGCAATGTCTTCGATGTCTGTGGGCTTACGACCGAAGGGCAGTGGGATGCTGAGTTTTTGAACCTGCAATTCGCGACCATCGAAGTTGATTTTGATGGGCTTGGATTCAATGGTGATAGTGATGGGGTTCATGAGGTCCTCAAACGGTTGTGGTGGTGATGCGGTACTTACGTTCTTGACCATCGGTCTTCTCTGACTCGATGTTCAAGCCCAGTTTCTTTTTCAAGGCCCCGGCCATCGCGCCGCGTACTGTGTGTGCTTGCCAGCCAGTGACTTCGACCAGTTGATTCAAGGTGGCTCCATCGGGGCGTTTGAGCAACTCAATCATTTGGGCTTGTTTGCTGTTTTCTCGTGTGCGGGGTGTTTTGGCTGGCGCAGCAGTGGTCTCTGCCGCTGGCGCGTTGGTTGCCCCCTTGCGTGGCACACCGAGCGCGTCGTAGCCCTCGGCTGCAATGAACCAGTCGCTGGCGCTCTTGGTGATGAGTGCGCGGTTGAACAAACCGTCGAGAACTTTTTGGCGCGCGCCGCCTTTGATGTTCTCGGGAAACCATTCAATCTTGCCTGCCGTGTGTTGGTGAGCGTGGGCAAGGATGGCTTGTTGGGTGGCTGTGAGTTGTGTGCTCATGTGAATCTCCGGTTGATGTGTTGAGGTTTATTTCTTGACGTTGTGAATCTGGTTGGCTCGCTCAAAGCCGACCCAGTGGCCTTCTTTGTCCAAGCCGCGTGAGGCCAGCTCTTCCCGCGCTAAGCGATTCAAGTCCAGCTCTCCCTTGGCCGCTGCCGATAAGGCTTTGATGCCAGCGATCTGGATGAAGCCCACCTCATCGAGGGTGAGGCCGTTTGTTGTGTAAGTCATCGTTTCAATCTCCTTGGGGTTGTTCATGTCTTGCATTTCGTTTTTCAAACCATTTATTTGTGAGGTGCGTGATGAACGCTTCTATTTCTGATCGAGTCAAGCGAGTTGTGAATCTCTTGCTTGAGCTCCTTGTGCTCTTTAAGCCTTCTTTGTCTTCTCCTTCAAAGCTGCCTGTTGCGCCGCTTGAACCCCTGCCTCAAACGCAGCCTTCAGAGCCGACTCAATCGCCCAAACCGAAACGTCGTGAAAGTCCAAAGAGTCGCGGTTCTGTGTCTGCAGGGTCTCAACAAAAAAGTGCTTCAAAGCGATCTGCTCCAAAAGCGAAGAGGGCGCGGTGATCGCGTTGGTTGTGGTGTGGTGGTTCATCAATCGCTCCAAAAAAATTAATCAAATGCGTTAGCGCATGTACGTATGAACGCTTCATTCGTGAACAAGATCAAGTTCTTCTTTGAGTCAGACTGAATCACTTGGACATGAGTGCGCTTTAGTACGCTTATTCGCGCGCATGCACTCACAGGACCTCATTCATGAGCCAAAACATGTCCATGCGCGCTTATGCCCGCTACCGTGGAATTTCCGAAGGCGCTGTGCGCAAAGCTGTCATCACGGGACGCATCACAGCAAATGCTGATGGCACGTTGGATGTGGCCCGGGCAAACGAAGAGTGGCGACTCAACACCGACCCTACGCAGCAGCGAGGTGAGCATCGCCCTGTACCCAATGAAGCGATTGCCAGTGTTCGAGAAACGCTCGGCGACACGATGGGTACTCAAGCCCCTTCTTTGAGCGGCACAACCTTGCTGCAAGCCCGCACAGCCAACGAGGTGCTCAAAGCGCAAACCAATAAGGTGCGCTTAGCGCGCCTCAAGGGCGACTTAGTGGACCGATCCCAAGCGGTGGCCCATGTCTACAAATTAGCGCGCACACAGCGCGATGCGTGGCTGAACTGGCCTGCTCGTGTCTCTGCACAGCTAGCGTCTGACTTGAACGTCGATGCTCACCAAATGCACCAGGTCTTGGAAAAGGCGGTGCGTGAGCATTTGCTCGACTTAGGTGACATGGCGGTGCGAATCGATTGAGGAACACCAATGTGTTTGAACACTACGACGGAATTGATGCCATTGCTGAGGCGTGGCGCGAGGGACTCACCCCCGACCCATTACTGAGCGTTTCTGAATGGGCTGACCAATACCGCTTCTTGTCGGGTAAGTCAGCCTCTGAGCCTGGCCGCTGGCGCACGAGCCGCACGCCTTATCTCAAAGAGATCATGGATTGCCTCTCGCCCACCTCACCCGTGGAGCGTGTGGTGTTCATGAAGGGCGCTCAGGTAGGCGGTACCGAGTGCGGTAACAACTGGATTGGCTATGTGATTCACATGGCACCAGGTCCCATGATGGCCGTGGCCCCCACAGTGGAGATGGCCAAACGAAACTCCAAGCAACGGATTGATCCGTTGATTGAAGAGAGCGATACACTCTCGGCCCTCATCGCACCTGCGCGCGCACGTGACTCAGGCAACACCATCCTTGCCAAGGAGTTCCGAGGCGGAGTGTTGGTTCTCACAGGCGCTAACAGCGCGGTGGGCTTGCGCTCCATGCCTGTGCGTTACCTCTTCTTGGATGAGGTGGACGGTTACCCCGGTGACGTAGAAGGTGAGGGTGACGCCATCTCGCTGGCCGAGGCGCGCACCCGTACGTTTGCCCGGCGCAAGATTTTGATTGTGTCGACCCCGACCATCTCTGGTGCTTCGCGCATCGAGCGGGAGTTTGAGCAATCAGACCAGCGCCACTTCATGGTGCCGTGCCCTCACTGTGGGTATGAGCAGCGCTTGCAGTTTGAGCGTTTGATTTGGGAGAAGGGGCAACCTGACTCGGTGCGTTACCTCTGCACTGGATGCGAGGAGCCGATCTATGAACACGCCAAGACCCAGATGTTGGAGCTTGGGCGCTGGGTGGCGACCATTCCTGGCAACGGTCGCACGGCTGGTTTTCATCTATCAAGTTTGTACAGCCCCGTGGGCTGGCGCAGTTGGGTAGAGATTGCACAGGCTTGGGAGCTGGCGCAAGGGTCAGCCACCGCATTGAAGGCTTTCAAGAACACCGAGCTGGGTGAGACTTGGGTCGAGCAGGGCGAAACGCCTGAGTGGGAGCGCTTGCTTGAGCGACGTGAGTCGTACCGCATGGGCACGGTGCCGTATGGCGCGCTGCTGCTTGCAGGCGGCATCGACATTCAAAAAGACCGTATCGAAGTCTCCATCTGGGGCTTTGGTCGGGAGAAGCGCTCTTGGCTCATTGAGCACCGAGTGCTCGAAGGTGATACCGCCCGAGATGATGTCTGGCTGCGCTTGGGGCTCATGCTCCAAGAGAGCTGGACGCACATCAGCGGTGTGCCGATGCGACTTGTGCGCATGGGACTTGATACCGGCTATGCAACCCAAGAGGCTTATGCCTTTGTGCGTCGCCAGCATGACCCACGCTTGTTGCCCATGAAAGGCGTCGCGCGCGGAGCTGCATTGGTTGGCTTGCCCACTGCAGTGGATATGACCACCAACGGCAGACGACTGCGCCGAGGCCTGCGTGTCTATGCGGTGGTGGGTGGCATTGCCAAGTTGGAATTCTTCAACAACCTGCGCAAATGTTCCCCAACGGGTACGTCCATCTGCCGCAAGTCGACGCCGAGTACGTCCAGCAACTGTGTTCCGAACAACTGGTCACGCGGCGTGACCGCAATGGCTTCTCGTTTCGCGAGTGGCAAAAAGTGCGTGAGCGCAACGAGGCCTTGGACTGTTATGTGTACGCGCGTGCCGCTGCAAGTCTGGCGGGCTTAGACCGTTTTGAGGAGCGTCACTGGTTGGAGCTTGAGCGCCAACTTGGCATTCCGTTGAGCGCTGAGCCACCGGAGTTGCGCATGGATGGATTGTTCCCGGTGCGTCCAGGTTTTGAGACGCCTGAGTTCTTGCAAGGGATTCAGGGTGTACGGCCACCCAACGATGACGTGGACTTTGTGGAAGCAGAGCCCAAGGTCGAGGTCCATGCCGATCAGGATGTGGATGAAGAGGTGGACGAGCCTGTAGAGGATGTGTCATGGCGAGACCCGTCTCCATTGCCCAATGCCTCAAGTCCTACAACTATCCCAGCCACCCCCGTCGGTGGCTTTTTTATGAACAAAGTCCCCCAGCGCGGCAGGAGGGTCATTCGCAGTAACTGGATGAAGTGATGACGAGCTATACCGAACAACACCTTCAGGCTTTGCGAGAGGCCTTGGCCAGCGGCGAGCATCGCGTGACGTACGACGGCAAGAGTGTCGAGTACCGAAGCGTGACTGACCTCAAGGCTGCCATCGCCGAAGTGGAGTCGCAGATTGCACGTGCCGCAGGTAAGCGCAAGTCTCGCCAGATTCGCATCACAACGTCTAAGGGGTTGTGATGAGTTGGATCAACACCATCAAGCGCAGGATGTTTGGCAACACTCCGGTCTATGACGGCACGGGGATGGGACGGCGCGCGCTGAAATGGAATCCGGGCAATCCGGGTGCTGTCTCAGCGCTGGCGCTTACCCAAGACCAGCTGCGCACCAAAAGCCGTGACCTTGTGCGTCGCAACGCCTGGGCCGCTGCAGGCATTGAAGCCTTTGTGGCCAACGCAATTGGTACGGGCATCAAGCCGCAAAGCATGATTCAAGACCAACCCAAGCGCGAGGCAGTGCATGCCCTGTGGTGGAGTTGGTGTGAGGATGCCGATGCGGCGGGTCTTACTGACTTCTATGGCCTTCAAGGCTTGGCCACGCGCGCCATGCTCGAAGGTGGTGAGGCGTTTGTGCGCATGCGCTACCGAAGAGCAGAAGACAACCTGTCTGTGGCGTTTCAGCTTCAAGTGCTCGAGGCAGAGCATTTGCCCATCAGCCTGAATCAAGACTTGCCCAACGGCAATGTGATTCGAGCGGGCATTGAGTTCGACCTCTTGGGCCGACGAGTGGCGTACCACCTGTACCGTGCTCACCCCAATGACGGGATGCTGGCACCGATGTCTGGTACCGGGAGTCTTGATCTGGTTCGGGTGGATGCGGCTGAAATCGTGCATCTGTACCGACCACTTCGACCGGGTCAGATTCGGGGTGAGCCTTGGCTTGCCAGAGCGTTGGTCAAGCTCAATGAGCTGGACCAGTACGACGACGCTGAGCTGGTGCGCAAGAAGACGGCTGCCATGTTTGCGGGTTTCATCACCCGCATGGCCCCTGAGGACAACCTCATGGGCGAGGGTGATGCCGATGAGAGCGGTGTGGCCTTGGCAGGCATGGAGCCCGGAACGCTTCAGATCTTGGAGCCAGGTGAGGACATCAAGTTTTCTGCACCTGCGGATGTGGGTTCGAGCTATGCCGAGTTCATGCGTCAGCAGTTCAGAGCGGTTGCCGCTGCCATGGGCATCACGTTTGAGATGCTCACGGGTGACTTGACCCAAGTGAACTACTCATCCATCCGGGCTGGACTGTTGGAATTTCGGCGTCGCTGTGAAACCTTGCAGCACGGCGTGATCGTGCATCAGTTGTGTCGCCCGATCTGGCGAGCATGGATGCAGCAAGCCGTGCTCGAGGGCAAGTTGGATTTGCCCAACTACCGAACCAAAGCGCGCGAGTACCAAGCGGCCAAGTGGATCCCACAGGGCTGGCAATGGGTTGACCCCGAAAAAGAGTTCAAGGCCATGCAGTTGGCCATTCGCTCTGGCTTGATGAGCCGCTCAGAAGCAATTTCATCCTATGGCTACGACGCGGAATCTATCGACCGGGAGATCGCCGCAGACAACGCACGCGCCGATTCGCTGGGTTTGGTGCTCGACACCGACCCACGCTTGGTCGCACGCAACGGAGCTACCAACCAAGTGGCTCCCACCCATCCACCAGATGTGCCTGATGCGCCGCTGGTGGACCAAGAAACCTAGACACGGTTCTTTTCATCTCTTAACTCAGAGGTCCTATGACAAATCTTCCGACGATGCCGTATCTGGCTTCGCGGGTTTTTGGCACGCCTTTGCTCATTCATCCCCGCAAGCTT